GGAGTTGACTTTGGCCATAGCCTCATCGACTGCCTTAAGAGCCGCTTGAGAAGATAGGCCTCCAGCAAAGGCCTTAGTGATAGCCTCACCGGAGTTAGCTGCGGTACCCGTACCTTTAAGACCGCTTTGTGCGGACTTATTGACTTCTCCTGCCGCCTTAGACGCCTTACCTTTATTTTCATCAGACTTAAGATTGTTGGCATAAGAAGTAACTGACTTATCAGCAGAGTCTTTACCATCGAACTTCATAGCCTTCTGGGCAGTATCTGCGACAGTCTTAGCTGAACTTTCAGCGGTAGTCTTACCGTTACCAATAGTATTACTATAGTTAGTCATACCAGTACCGGCCAAGTTAATACCCGGTGCAAAGTTACCCAAAGTAGTATTAAGATTTTGTTGTGTTGTAGTAGCTTTAGCGTTTACATCACCAGACATCTTATCCATAGATGCGCCAACCTTAGTATTAGCATCATCAACGGCCGCCGCTGCTTTATCGCCCATACCTGCAACAGGTTTCATGTATTCGTCCATGTTCTCCTGAGAAATACCAGCGAAATCACCAGCGGCTAGCTTATCAATCATTTCCTGATTAATCTCGCCAGTCTTAACTCCGGCCATAGCTTTAGTGATATCTAGTTGACCGCCCATATGCTCGTTGAGTTTGGTGAACGCAGAAGAAATAAGACCCGTATCGAAGCCTTGGCCGTCACCGGAAAGACCTTCTTCAACGGCCTTCTTAACTTGGTCACCGCTTTCTTTAGCCTTCTCCTTGGCCGTAAGCACACCATTGGCGTAATCAAACCCTGCCGCCTCAGCGATATACTTGATTTGGTTCTCAGTCATACCAAGCTCAGCCATCTTAGCCAACAGCTTACCGGCTTCTTGTGCAGAAATTGAACCATTTTGAAGTCCTTTGATGAATTCTTCAGGACCTTGAATACCGAGTTGAGAACAGTAGATACGGAAGGTGTCTAACCCGTCTTTACCGGATGCAGCAAAGCGACGAGCAGCCTCTGCTTCTTCTGGCCCAAGCGCATCCATGGTTTCAATGGCTTTCTTTATACCTTCTTCTGTTGCGATTGACGGATAATCCTTGAGGTCGTCCAGAGATTTACGCATTGCGTCTGACATACCCTTAAATGCGTTATCTACATCTGGAATCATCTCTTTGAACTTATCACCGATAAGCGGAAGATGACTCATGGACTCAAGCATAATCTTGGTCATAATACGCATACCTTCTAAGATAACCTCAGTCAAAGCCTCCATCATCTCTAGACCAGCCATAACAAGAACGTTCTTATTATTTCTAATCCATTGCGCAACTTGTAAGAGGCCTTGCAGGAAGGCATCACAGAATTTAGTAAACCAACCTGGCATAGCTTCGGTTAATTTAATAACCGCTTCGCCAGCGATTGTTACGAGCGTTTCGGCAACCTTAGCGGACATGGACAGAATACCTTCAAGAAATCCGCCTAATAGACGGACACCTACTTGGATAATACGTCCAATATTACCTTCAACTCCTTCGATAAAGCCTACAACAATACCAGTTACGACACCAGCCGCAACACGCCCCATATCATCTGCACCTTTGGCCGCTTCTTTGAAGAACTTAGCGACGTTTTCGCCACCTTCGGCACCAAGCTTAGATGTAGTGGTTATCATATCATTCATAGCTTGAATGAATCCAGTAGCGGCATTAAGGAACCCGGCTAGAGCGTCTGCGGCGACTTTTACGCCTAGACCAAGAAGCAAGAAACTTCCGGCCAACACAGCCACGCCGACCATACCCATTGTAGAATTTCCAAGGATGCCACCGATAACAGCAAGACCGGCTACAATAGCACCTAGAACCGCAACTTTAGTCCAAATATCATCCACTGGAATTTGAGTTAGCATTTGCATACCGAGTGCTGCAACAACCAATGCGCCGACAGCCACTCCCATAGCAATAAGTCCTTGGGTCTTAATCCGCTCACTAAGTTTAGCTAGACCAATGAAGCCAAGCATAACAGCGCCTAAGGCAACGACCGCGGTAACGACATGTCCTAGGTCTGTATTCATCTGACTCAGGATAAATAGACCGGATGCCGCAACAACAACCTCAGCCGCGATTACACCTAGACGTCTAATGCCACGAGAGGTTCCGTCTCCGGCAACTGCACCATCACCAAGCTTCATAGCAAGTAATGAGAATAGACCAACAACAATCGTAATACCACCCAAAGCATTCATGAACGTATCGGGATTTGGCATCTTACCTAATTCCCCTGCAAGTTCTGACATCATTTTGAACAAAAGTATCATTCCGCCGAACATCACAAGAGCATTCTTAGCGAATGATTGTTTTGTATTATCCAATTGTCCAAATGCAAAGGTCATAGCCGCCATTACACCAAGCATGGCAAGTACTGCAGCGCCACCCTTGAGTAAGACATCTGTCTTCATCTCACCGAGTTTCTCTATAGTACCAGACATCTTCTTAATAGCAGACGCCATAGCACTAAAGGCAAAGACTGAAGCAAATTTGGTTCCTTGCATCTTAGATGTTGCAAAAAGAACTGTCGTAATACCGGCTACAATAGTGACTATACCGAATAGCCCTTGTTGTAGCTTCCAGAAGTTCATCTCACCAAGCGCTGCGATAGACGGAACAATGTTCCTAATTGCATAGGCAATACCCACAAAGGTTAGGAACGTTACCGCAATCTTCTGAGTACCACGAACAGTGTTACCTTGTAGTTTATTCATAATAGCCATTGATGTAAAGATTGCTCCAAGTAGGAGACTTACACCAATAATACCCTGAAGACCCTTCTTCCAGTCCATATTACCCAATAGAGCAACAGAGGCGGTAAGTAGGAGAATCGAACCAGCAATACCTAACATACCAAGCATGGCTTGTTGCATATTACGCACTCTAGCAGGGTTAAATTTCTTGGTCGTCCTGGATAATGTGAGATAGAATATCTCGAACACTACTAGAACTCCTGCTAAACCTCCAAGACCAACTAAGAGCTTATCAGCAGGAATGGTTGAGAGGAGCCATAATGACGCCACCAGTACACCAATCGCAATAGCCATAGCCTTGATGTTTTGGAGACGTGCTTTTGCTCTAAAGAAGGAACCAATCCAACCGAACATAGCGGTAAGTGATCCGACTACAGTCTTAGGCCCGTGTGTTAAACTTTTGAAGAAATCACCAAACATGTCTTTCATGGTAAGAACACGTTTGCGAGTATTCCAAAGAACTGCGATAGCCGCTGCTAAAGTTAAGATACGTCCGATAGACTCAGAGTTCTCTTTGGTAAATGGTTTAAGTGCTTCGCTAAACATGTTGGCCATAAGCTTGGCCATGTCGCCAATTGTAGAAAAGATACCTTGAGTCTTGTTGTGAATATGGTCTACATCATCACTAAGTTCATTAATACCGGACTTAGCTTTCTTCATATCGCTTTGTCCGAAGTCAAGAGGTGATCTGTCATCAGCATGAGCAGTCGTTACACCAAATAGCTTAGTAAAGGCGTCCCATACATCTTTAACGGACTCAATAACCTTACCAAAGGTCTTACTGATACCGTCTCCGATTTGTTTAACAGATTCGCCGAAGTTCTTGAATGAGAAATCAACACCTTTGAAGTTTGATGAGAAATCGCTAGCGAACTTCTTAACATTGTTCCAAATATCGATAAGGAACTTCTGAACATCTTCTGGTAAAGAACCGAAGAATTGTTTAAACCACGGGCCGAATGTGGACTTAAACCAATCGATAATTCCAGAGAATGTATTCTTGAAACCGTCAAAGATTTTAGTCATAGTAGGGCCGTGAACAGTTTCGCCCAGACCCTTCCAGAAGGCACCAAACCAACCACCGAAAGTCTTCAGGGTCGTCTTATAGTTAGTGAAATCAACTTTAGACTTGCCTAGTTCAGTCTTGATATTATTGGTCATCTCACCGATAAGATCTTTACCATTGGTTAAACCTTCAATAGCAAGTTTAACAACACCAAGCGCACTAGCCCATTTACGGAAACCGTCAATAGACTTAACGATACCTGGAATAAACCCATCAGCAAAGTTAGCACTCAGAGTTTGTTGGATTTGTTTAAATCCGTCAGCCAAATCTGAGAATTTGAAATTACCGATACTGAAACCAGCCAATTTGTTACTCAACCACTCAAACGCTTGCCCTACTGCGTCTACAATAGGTTTAAGAAATGAGAATGAGAATTGGACTTTATCCAGTTTATCAGCGTATTCTCCAAGCGAAGGCCATGTTTTACGAACGACATTACCTAATGATTGGAAGGAGAATGTAGAGTTTTCCAACCATTTTGACAATCCGGCACTTCCTTTAGAGATAGACTCGAAAGGATTAGAAGCAAAACTAGCAAGACCGGATTTAATCTTACTAGTGTCAGGCATATCGAACTTAAGTCCTTTAAACATACCTGTAATGTTGCTAGGGATCAGAGAACCCCAATTAAGGTTCTTGTTAAAGTCTTTCCAGCTACGGATTTGTCCATTAATGACACCATCCATATTCGCGTTAAACTGAGCCCAGAAAGTCTTGTAGTTGGTTTTCATAGTTCCGGAGAACGTGTTCCAGTCACTACTCATCTTATTCAGATTTTGACGTAGTTTATTCCCGAACTGTCCAGCAGAACTACTCATGTTATGGGTCGCTTTGTTGAAATCGGAGAAACCAATAACGAAATCACCCAGCATCTTACCAAATACCGGGAAGCGTTTCATTGCGGTACCTACACCGAACGCCCAGTCATTAAACCCCTTATAGTTCTTATCAAGCGTATTGTTAAGAATCTCGAATGGGCTCATAAAATGAGCAAAGAAAGTTCGAATGTTCTCCCGGGCCCCACGAACACCTGGTATTAATAGTAGGACTGTTTCCCCAAATTTCTTAAGGAAATCAATTACTTTACCGATACCATTTGGAATAGAGTCAAATACACCCATCCAAACTTGAGCGAACTTACCAAGATATTCATTGACCTTAGCCCAGAAACCATGAACGGCGTTTGCGACTGTATCAAATACCTTACCAGCTTTCTCAAAGTTGATAAATTTACTGATAACCGTCTCGATAGTCCGAATAACCGAACTTACTACACTAGACAGCATACCCAAAAACAATACAAAATTCTTGAACATATGGTCTGGAATAAGGAGTTCGATAATCTTAAGTTTTGCTCCTAATTCAGCGAGAATCCATTTGATTACACCAAATACTGTTTGGAATATTTGTTTAAATGCTTCAGATTCTGCGGCTCCAAGTTTAATTTTTTCAGTTAAACCTTGGATTAATCCAATAAGCTTTTGACCAAAAGAAATCGTATGGTTATCGCCAAATACCGTACGGAAAGCTTCTCCGATAGGTTTAATAATCAAGCTAAGAGAGTTAAACGCAGTCTCCATGAGCTGGATAACTTTCTGACGACCGCCAAGGTCTACAAAAGATTTAGCGAATTCTACAGCCTGATTGCCCGCTTTAGATAAGGCGTTCGCTGCTAAATTACCCCACTTAGTCCAGAAAGCAGTTACTTCTTCACTACCGGCTTGGCCAATAAGAGTTTCCCAGAAACGAGCCCAAACACTAGTTACTTGGTCTGCAACGGCTTCAGATACTTCTCCAAGAGTATGAAATTCTTCAGCCATCTTAGATAAAGTCTCATCGTTAGCCAAAGTCTCCAATGACTTGATAAGGACTTCGTTTGTCAGCCAACCTTGTTGTAATGAGTTACGGAACCCTTCAGACATATCGACGTCTTGCCCTAATGCTTGAGCAGTTTCAAGCAAGATATCTTTAAACCGTTGTGTTGCCATACCAGCATTTTCAACTGATACCCAGTTTTGAGTATTCATCTTACCCATTTGTAGGGCTTGTTGTACACCGAACTGCAATGACCGGTTGAAGCCATCTGTTGAAGCACCGGCAGAAGCGGCCAAGTTACCCCAGCCCTTCAGAGCAGTAGTTGACTCTTTAAGACCAACACCCGCATTTACGAACTGAGCCAAAGACCCATGCATTTGTTTAACTGAGTATTTTGTTGTTTCCGCATAGTGTTGTAGGTCATCTAAAGACTCGGTAATATTACCCATCTCAGAACGACCTAATGCCGCAACCAACATATTTACTGAGTTGATCTTATCTTCAAACTGTCCGAAACCTTGTTTTACTGGCGCAATAGCGTTCATAACACTACGCCCAAGGTTTGTCGCGATAGATAACCCAGCTTGAACCGCAGATGCTGCGATATTACCCAGAGCCACCGTAGCGATAGACTGTAAGAAACTAAAGCCTTGCCCAGACTGTTCTACACGGTCGCCCATCTCTTCAATCGCCTGAGCTGCTTGTTGGGTTCCGCTAGATACAGGAGAAATAAATCCTAATACGCTAGACGCAAAAGTTCCAAATCCGCCTGTAGTCCTGGTTAGAGAACCGGCTACTTTATCAAAAGCTCCGATGAACACATCGCCAATTTTAGGCGCTTTATCCATCAACTCAATCAGAGATTTGGAGAGATTTTTGGCGGATTTCTCGATATTTGTAAAACTAGATTTACCGTCGGATTTACTTAGGCCTTTATCCAGAGCGTCAAGAGAACTCAAAGACTCTTTAAGGCCTTTCTTGAACTGTTCATTATCAATACCGAGTTTGATAAGACGTTCTTCGATTACTTGTCTACTCAACTATTTTTTCCACCTCCCTCATAACCTCTCTTGCTATATCGTCCACAATTGGACCTACAAAATTGTTAGCAGGGACATAACCACCAGTACCGGTACCGTGCCCATTAACAATTAAAACAACCAATGGTGTTCCATCCGATACTTTCTTTGAATTAGAATAGTATAAATTTAAACCATTTTGACTTTTTTCGACTTCCATGTCCCATGATGAAGCGGTGCTTCCTGAACGCTTAGGTGTAGCAGAAATTAGCCGACTAAGACCTCTAGAACCAATACCGTTAAGACTGGCTTGCGTTTTATGCATAGACTCCGCATTGGACAAGGAAGACTTAAGGTTAGATTTTCGGCGGACGGAAGTTACCTTGATTCGCATTTAATCTAGCCTCCTTCATTTGTTGTAGTTTGGCTAGACGTTCTTGGTTAATACGATCGTATTCAGCCAAGGTCTGCGCCTCTGTTTGTTTCTTCTTAGGTGCGTTGAGCTCACCTATTACATTAAGAAGAGTCAATAGCCTATGTAAATTCCAGGTCTCACATTCAAACGGGATACGAGCATTAGCCATGTAAGCATAAATTACTTCCGAGGTCATAATCATACCTTGTTTATTACCCTGGTCGTTCTGCTTAATGGTCGTTGCTGTAGGATTGTCGTTCAGATACATAGATAGTTGGATTACAACATCTTCGGTTAAGTCCGAATAATCAATATCCTCTTCACACATTAGAATAAAGTAGTCATAAAGCTCTCCAGTGGTCTTTTCTTCTCGAGTTAGAAAAGGCTTGCGATAGATTGACTCCCATTCAGTTAGCGTTTTAAGACTGTGTTCGAAATGTAATGTTTTCCCTGGCTTAATAAAGAACTGATTTGTCTCTTCGTTAAAGAACTCCCGATCAGGAGTATCTATAATCAACATAAATATACCTCCATCGAGATAAAAACAAAAGAGAGGCGTAAAAATTTACGCCAAACCTTTATTTCTTCTTGAGCTTAGAAACTTTCTCAGGAACAGTTCCTTTATTTGGGTCGCCGACCAAAGCGCCAAAGAATTTCTGAGTTTCTTTTCCGCCTTCAGCTACGTCTACCATCATGCTAACCATAAGCTCTGAATATGCTTCAGAATTTACGAAGTCTTCCTGAAGCTTCTTGTCTTTACGGAAGGTACGCCCGTCCTCTGATGAACGTTCGCCGTATGCCAATTTAAGCACTGACTCAATAAAGTCGAAGATTTCATCCACGTCTTCACGAGCAGTCATCTCTTTAACATACTCATCCCAATCCTTTTTAGCACGTCCCATAATACGCAAAATTTCATCTTTACGCAAGTGGAACCAAAGTTCTTCTGTTACCTCTTTGCCATCAAGCAAGTTTGCGTACTTCACTGTTCTTGAAATCATTATCTATACTCCTTTTGAATTCATTTTGAAATTTTCAGTACCGACATGACCTTAGTCGTCCAACCCCTATCCCGTACTGATTAATTAGCTAGTTACCCTGCAGTAAGACCCAGGATTGTGAATACTTCTTCTGGTTTTGGAAGAGTAGCTTCGCCACTTTCATCACCATAAAGTTTCTTCTCAAGATCTGCAAGTTTAGTTTTGTCAACAAGCGTGCTGTTGATTTCGATATGGGCAGTCGGTTTCATACCAGCTACAGAAGTTGGTACTGTATCGAAGTCCCATGAGAATTCCAGCGCATCTGGTGACTCGTTGATTGTTTGATATTCCTTACTTGATACACCAGCAGATGCAGAGTAAACCAAGTGAAGGATATAGCCATGGTCAAGGCCTTCAGTATCGTTACCGATACGAGTACGGTAAGAAAGACCGAAGTCTGAACGAGCTTGCCCTGATACGGTTACACCAGCAAGAGCTTTAGGTGTTCCGCCAGTTGACATAGGCGCACGTTTACCTTGACATGCATTCCATTCTTGTGGATAAGTGTAAGCAGAGATTTGACCTTTGAAACGTTCTTCTGAACGCAAGTTGAGGTATTTCTTGTTGTTTGCGTATTTCGCAGTAGACTCAGCGCCTTCTGGTGATTCTGATACTTTAGTCAGACCATTCCAAGCAACACCTTTGTCATAAGAACCGTCTGCTTTCTTCAAATAAAGGACACCTTGATCCACACCATTTTCGAATAAGCGTTTAGTATCCTCATCCCATTTAAGCATTACCATCTAGTAATTTCCTCCAATAAAATTAAGCTTCTGAGAATTCGCCAAACGCATTAATACGTTCACCGTTCTCAACATTACCACATGCAACATAGCGACGTTCGCCGCTTTCTGCACCAACATATGATAGCCAACGGTATCCGTCAGCGTCCATCCAAGAGTCGTATACAAATGACATCTCAGGCGTATACAAAGCTACAATATCGCCTGTAAGGCTTGGAGTTTTGCGTACATTCAGACCTGCGACCTTAACCGTAAACTTACCAACTTCGTCGTGATTAACAACTTCGTCAGCAGGTGTGATTGGTTGAGGTGCGATAACAGGTTCTGGCTGAGGTGTATCTGAATATGGTGGATAGAACCATCCAACGATACCAGTGAAGTCACGAGTGTTGTAACGAGCAGGAGCACCTACATAGAGGGCGTCCCAGTTACCATCAATGTTTTGTTCAATAGTAGACATAGTATAGCCGTCAGAGTCTTCGATAACGAGACCTGTATGTCCATAACCATGTTCCGCTACCGCCATAACAAAGATAGCACCACGACGAGGATTAACCCCGACTGCATCATAAACAACTTCGTAACCTAGGCTAGCCGCAGAGTCGAGCAAGTCGATAGCATTACCCCAAAGAATTTTACCGAAGTAAATTTGGGAGATACTGTTTGGTAGGTCTACACATTGTGTACCCCAAGAACCATCAGCATCAGTACCGATACCTTGGTCGGCAAGATTGCGGGCAAATTGAATTACTTCATCAACTGTTGCCAAATTACATCTTCCTTTCTATTCGTAGATCACAAACACTTTGTGATAGAGACCGTTTACTTTATACTCAGTTCTGAAATCCGAATACATGAAAGTGTTAGGAATTTTAGTAAATACTTCATCGGCTTCACTTTTAGAAATATAGACGAGCTTATAATTAACCCGAGTGATATAATTCTTATTATTGGCCTTCTGAGTGTCGACGTCTTCCCGTGTTACAATACATGCAGGGTATTTTAACTGAATATTTTCTGGAGGTGTAAAGTAAACATTAGGACAAATCTCATCTTTTATCTTAAGAATTACTTGTTCTCTTGTTTTCATTCTTTCACCTTAACCAATTCTTCATAGAAAGACTTAAAGTCCTTAAACTCCATACCAGTCCAAACTTGAATATCGCCATCTTTAAAGACTAGCGCGTATTTACTAAGAGAGTTTTCCAACCCTTCTTGGTAATCCTGAAGTCCAATCTTAGTTAGCGCTTCAAGTTTTAATTCATTTTGACTTTTCTGAGTAGCAGACGTAACAACCTCGGCTAAACGATCTCTGAGTTCGGAGATTTCCATGTCCTCAATAGTCAAAACCACACGAGGTGGATATGGACGAATACTTCCGACTTTGTAATAAGAACCCATATACAAGATATGAGAAATCCTATTCACACGGTCGGTTGAGTCGTTCATTAGTGAAACATCAAACTTCAACTCAGTCTTAGTGTTTTGGTTTATTGAGCTTCGGTCTTCTACGTTAAAAGATTTAGAAGAAATCTTAGCGGTTATAAGGGGCGATACAGTATACTTATACTCATGCACCCCTACGCTAATTTCTTCAGGCTCTTTAGAACGGAAGATAAGTCGAATTCCAGCTTTTGTCATTGTATTACCTTCCTATCTACCAGCCGCGCTTATTCAGCTTTCTTTGGTTTCTTTGGTTTTGGAGCTGTTTCAACTGTTCCGAGTTTCTTCTCTTCTTCAGTCATATCAGCATTGTTTACAGCTGCATCATAATCTACAGCCTTAGCGCCAATACCCTTCACTTCAGTTGGGTCAGTTTGAACTGTCCAAGTTGGTTTAGTCTTAAGACCAGTAGAATCAAAGTTCACAGCAGTTTCCTCAGTTGCTTCTGGATCAGTTACCTTAACAACGATAAATGATTTAGGAGTAACGATAGCGCCAGACAGACGAGCATGCATCAAGTATTTATGTTGCATGAAGTCGATATCGAAGCTATCGAATGTAGCGATTTGTCCGTTTGGAGACATACCGAACTGATAGTCAGCCAAGTTACCGATTACGAATGTTCCTTGAGGAAGTGCACGGTATTCAACGACGTCTTCACACATGAAGTAAGCTGCAATGTTTGCATTACCTGGTACTTGGTTGTTATCCATTGATGGTGCATACAAGTAACGGCCATTACCATCTTTCAACGTCTTCAACTTAGCCAAGTCAAATGGGTTGATATAAAGTGATGGTTTGCCAGAACCTTGGTATGCAGGGAATGCTTTCTTGATAACATCATCAACTGCAGTCTTGAATGTAGCGGATGTGATGTTGATTGTAAACAATGGGTGATCCTTAAGAATTGGGCGAATATGAAGTTCGCTAATCTTTTCAGGATTGCGTTTACCAGTAGAAAGAGTCAAGTCACGTCCATCTGAAAGGAAAGCAGCTTTAACAATTTCTTCTTTGAATTTAGCAGTTTGAACTTGTTGGATAAAGTTTACAGCCGCAAATCCACCATCTTGCAAGTCAATCAAGTCATCATGGTCGATTGTTTCGCGACGGTGAATAGAACCTGGAGTAGTTTCACGGAAGTAAACTTCTTCGATAGAGTCCAGAGTTTGGTTACCTTTAATATAACCACGAGCACGAGCTTCGTCTTCAGTCAAGTTAGCGAACAAGTTCTTAACACGCGGAAGTGGAGATTTACCGAATTGACCCATGATCTTATCGATATTCAAACCGCTTGGGTTATAAACGTTCAGTCCACCATTAGTAGCTGGTTGTGGGAACAGAGTTTCCATACCAACCAAACCGTGTTGGATAGAATCTTCACCCAATACACCGTTAGCACGCAACACGCCTGCAAGTGTAGAAGCGTTGCCAGAAATAGCACTATGTAATAGAGTGTCAAGTTCCTTGTGGTCTACAGCTGCAGCACCTTGGAATTGGTTATGTTTCAAAATATCTTCTCCTTCAAAAATTGAATGTGACACGGAATCTCCTGCATCTGCAGAATCATCACCTTCAGAATAACCGTCTTCAGACTCATATCCGTCTTCTTCGGAATCATAATCTGAGTCAGCATCTTCTTCATCATAATCAGCGTCTTCATCAAGACCGCGGATTTCTAATTCATTTTGAGCTTCTTCGTCCTCAGCATCGATAGCTTCGGCAATGTCTTCTACAACACCGTTGACCAATGTTGCTAGTTCTTCGTCAGTAAGCCCTTCTAAAAGTTCTTCGTATGAACGAGACATCTGTCCCTCCTTTTCTTCGTTGGTCTCTTCATCAGAATCATCTGAGTGAAGAAGAACCTGTGTAATCCCGGTGTAGATAACACCGCGATCGCTTTCATACTCTTCAGTCCCGTAAGCGCTATGGAGCATAACATGTTCAATAACAGCACCAGGGTTCGCACCCTTAAGAACTAGACTTACCTCATAGATTTCTCCATGGATTACGTCATTACCGTTCTTACGGATACCACGAGCGCCAATAGACATAGCATTTAAATCGCCATGTTTGAGAAGCGTACGAGTATCTTGGGCATGGTCTGTATCGTTAAGATATCCATATCCATAGACACCCTCATCGCGGTGCTGAAGAATCATATACCCCAATACGTTTGAGGGACTGGAGTAATCGTGTTGCCATACGATAGGTACTTGAGCGCCATTACTTTGTCGGAAAGCATCGTGACGAATTGTCACACCATCCGAACAACGAATGTCGTTCTTAGTTACCCATCCGGCGAAATCAGCCTTTTTTCGCAACTACTTTTCCTCCATAAAATTTTATACATCCAATGGATTACCGTATTCATCTACGGGATTACCTTGGGCGTCAACATATCCGCCTTGGCCATCATCATAGATTTCAGGATAACCTTCTTGGGTTGTACCATCATAACCACCTAGACCCATTAAATCGGTACCTGTTGAGATGTTCTTATTAAAGAGCATATCGCCGATACGACTTGGGTGAGGTGCGCGACCTAACATTGCACGAATTTCATTCGATGTGAAAATTGCATTACGAGCAAATAGGTCTGCCGCAGTACCTAGTTGTTCAACCGGTAGCATACGGAATGGGTCACGGTAATACTGGATCACCTGCCCTTGAGTACGAGCTGTCTTAGTTAGGAAGATACGGTTGATACCATCAACAATAGTCTGAAGTACAGGGTCAACGGCTCTATGGTAATAGAGATTTAGTTCAGCCTGACTTGCAGTACCATCTAAGACTTTGGAAGAAATACCAACTTGGTTATAATAATCCTGTTGAAGCTTACGAATGTCATCCACAAGGTTGTTGTTGATATTACCACCTGTATGAATAAACTTCTCGTTAGCATCAAGGGTCGCTATACCAAACTGGCTATCTGCCAATTCTTTTTCAAGCTGGGTCTTACGACTCTTAGCCTGTTCCTGACGTAAGGAGCTCTTTGTGGCATATGGGATTTGGATAAACCCGTTAAGTTTACCAGCCGCCACTGCCTTATCTTGAGAGTACATCAAATCCATCTTTTGCTCAAGTAACTTAAGTGTTGAGTTACGGTCTTTGAGTAGACCAATAAGAGGAGACTCCAAGATAACAATCGACTGTTTAGACAACGTCAAGTCTTGTTCTAATCCATTTTGATCATTATAGACTTTGACCCGAACGGCACGAGGATACCATTGTGTAATCTTACCAACACGCATTGATAAGATATCATAGGAACCGTCGTCGTTGGGTTTTGACGTTGTATCGACGGGGACAATCGCAACAACGCCTTCCTCTAAAAGAGACCAGGCCACATCATAGATAAATGCGCGACCGGTTTGGTCAATATTAGCAGATGTTGTCAAGCAATTGATCAGACCTGAGTCGACAGAAGTCTGATTACCGTCTTCTTCGTTAATCTTTAAATGTTTAAAGTCAACCATAGCAACATCAAGAGAAATCATAGAGATAATACTATTTATTAAATCTTGATGCTTGAAAGTATAACCACGGAGCGCACCTGATGGCCGGCCAATACCTGAGCCGGAAACCAAGTCAGGGTCATAATCAATACCATTATTGGTTGACATGAATGCGTTCCATGACCCTAGAGGGTTGTTTACCATCCTACAAGAATGCCTCCTTATTTCGTTTATAGGCAACCCAAGCATCCATTAATGCGGCAACGTTATCAATCTTTTCATCGCTACGCATCTTAGATAGCTTATAGTTACCATTGTTGTCTTGGATAACAACCGCGTTACCCATGGCATACTTCATAAGTTCCTCAAAGAATATAAGGTCTCTAGAAGTAGCCATATTCTTAATCTCACCTAAAGGTACAGACTCAGTTCTAACACCTTGTCGTACCACTTCTACTCCAACATCACCATTCTCCATAGTCCAGCGGTCAATAAATTCAGCCGCGTTATATGGGTCATAACCAAACGATACGATAGTCCATTCCATCTCTTCGATATAACGTTCTACATCGTCGTAGACCATTTCCCAATCGAGATAGTTACCCGGCATGATTATTAGAGTACCCTCAGCTACGAGCTGGTCATACTTAGCTTGCGTGGCCGAGTTTAGGCGTAGATATTTAACCTCGGATACATAAGACCTTGTCTGAACACCGTATCGACCTCGTCCAAGAGGAACCAGCCAAGTAAATGCCCAGAAGTCATCACCTTGAGAAGCGTCCATACCCATAGATACTTCCATACGTCTGAAGTTCTGCCTTCGATGAAGTTCGGTTTCTTCAAATGTAAAGAAGTATGTCGTACCCTCAACCGGGATGCCGAACCTTTTGGCTAGGATATCGTTCCGGTTTGCTGGAGAATATTCCGCGCGTCTCACATCACGTTGATATGCTTCATAAGAAACGGTGATACCAATATTAGGGCAAGCTTTCATCCACATATCTGGGTTTCCTACTTCAGCCACATCATCTAAACGATAATACCAGATAGAAGTATGGGGGTCTTCGTATTCACCACGCAAGATGGCTAAGAGTTCACGCTTAATGGAGTCACCAACCGAGTCACGAACCGTACCCTCTGAGGATACTGCTAAGATAAGATAATCGTCAATACCATCTTTTGAAGCCGATTGCTCAAGCGCACCAATAACATCTTCTTTGATGTCACCTGACAGCCATTCATCGACGGTAGCATACTTGGCACGAGAACCTTGAAGCTTCTTAACCGTCATTGGTTTAACTTCTAAGATAGAGTTTGTTAGACGATTAACAATACCGTCCTTTGTTACAGCTAGTTGAGACTGAGACTTCTGTGTCCGAGCCTTATTCCGTCCACGAGTAAGTACACGAAATAAAGGAAATCCTTCGTTGGAGCTCCCTGCCCGAGTTATAGCCGTTGCGAAAGGATATAGAACTTCCTCTGCTTGAGCCATAGTGGGGGCTGTTGTAACTTGCTGGGTTGAGTTGGTGTCCATTACTAAACCAAAGGCGTGATGAAGCGTGGCATATAAAGATTTAGCATTACCACGGGCCACAATAAGGTATTGTTTATTCCGAAGTCTACGCTTATGTCTAATCATTTTGAATTTTCCGGTTTGAGGGTCGTAGACCTTCTCTTCTTTAAGTTCAAACCACGCCAATAAATCCTCAGCCCATAATCTAAATGTTGGAAGTAGAGTTAGAGGTCGACCGTCCACCAAGGTCATCTCATTCTCACAGAAGTCAATAAAGCCTTGTATGGCATCTGGGTCATAGTAATAGTTTGGATTAGCGATATCCGCGTCGATACGGTTCATTTGCATCGAGATTTCACGACATACAGGAATCTCTCCACGTAGTACAGCGTCTCGAAATCTACCGTACTCGACAGGAACCGCGGTATTGCTTAATACCACTTGTTAGACTCCTTTGCTCTAAATATGTTTCTAGTATTTATACTTCTTGAACTTAGGCTTGTTACCATTTGAAGCATCTACTTCTTCAACAGTCCGACTATAAGAAGAACGGTTTCTATCCTTCTTCTTCAAAGCCTCTTTATGGCGGTTATTCATATCGACCTTGCGTTGGTCGTCTTTTTGCAATCCTTGCAATCTGCGGATTTCTTTACCAGATGCTCCGCGTTTGATAGCGTTCTTTATAGCTTCTTCTCGCATCTTAAGGTTGTAATTATAAGACTTACTATCCTGTTTCGCACGAGCTTCGGCCATGGCCATCTCAGCAGGAGACATGCCCGGCGTAGCACCTTCACCTTTCTTACGCCACTTCATACCTTTTTTACCGTAGTGTAAAAGAGTGTCTTCAGAAGAGTCAGAGTGCTTCGTAGGTTTATTATAGAAGCTAAGAGCCTTTTCAGACTTCGCGTTAAGTTTCTTGTTTTTCTTTTGAAGATCATCAATCTCTTTTTGAATCTTGGCGCGTTTTTTCTTGGTTTTCTCAGCGTATTTGCCGCTTGTCGGGCCAGTCATTGATTCATATAACTTAGAAAGACGCTCAGTGTTTTTGTTAAACTCTTGAGAATGTGGAGCAGATTGCATCGCTGGAGCTAATCCGGCCATACCAACACCCTGTGCGCCTTCACCCTTCTTCTTCCATTTCATACCTTTCTTACCATAGTGTAAGAGTAAGTCATCTTGTGACGGAAGATATACCCCGTTAATGATTTCACCCATATTTCCTCCAAAATGATTTATCGCGCCTTTCTTCCATTTATTTGTAACAATACCATCTGAGAATGCGGGACCGCTTCCACTAAAGTCCCAAGATGGTTTACTATATCTCTTAATGTTAGAAGACATAGTTTCTTTACCGCTTGAATCCTTAATGGTATAGGATGTATGTTCATGGTTGTTTATAGTTGAGATAATAGACTTACGAACATTTGGGTCGATTTTATCTTTACGATATCGAGATGGCGCGGATGATTTAAATAATCGCTTACCGGCACCTTGTTGAGAATTATATTCATCATATTTTCTCTTACCATAAATACCAAGCGATACACCTGTGGTCACACTACCTATAGTTGATAGTGCTGAAGGTAACGCGGCATTCACAGCGGCATTTGCCGCATTTTGAGTCCCAACGAAAGAAGCTCCTTTTGAGATAGCTCCTAATACAGCATTGTCTGCTGCTGGTTGTAATATATTATTGATAGCAACTTGCCTAGATATAGCAAAAGCGGTTCCGCCACTTGGACCAACCAAACCAGTAGTAGCAAGAGCTCTACTAATCTTACCATCCTTATTATACTTAGCTCGACGAGCAGGATCCATGCCTTTACCAGAATATGAAGCGGTATCATATCCTCGAAGTTTGGAGTTTTTCTGCTGTCTAGCCTCTGCTTCTTTTAATTGTTTAGAATAGTCTGAATCTGAAATGTGACCTTTTCGATGGTCTTTGTTTAAACTATTAACCTCTTTAAATAGACGGCGGCTTTCTCTTTTAAGACCGCTCTTGCTGTCTGTGGAGTTAGAGGTGAGTTTACCCAAAGAGTTCTTATTTCCTTTTGATCCATAACTCAAGACATTCGCGGCTTTTTCAATAGCCATAGAATCCTTGTCTGTACCAAGAGTACGATCTTTAAGAATCTTATTATTTCTAATAATAGTCTTAATATCTTGCATAGCTGCCGAATTATGGATTTTAGGGTTATATTTAATGCCGCCCTTTGTCATAACAGAGTTAATAGATTCACTTTCAGCTAAGATATTATTATCTCTTAATCTACCCTGCTTCTGCAGCTTATCAAAAGCCTTAACGACACGGCGCGTTCCACGGACGGCTTTATTAAACGCCTGTTTATTAGGGTCGCCGAAAATATGCATACCCCACTTCATACCCTTACGACCAGCATGCTGGATCATAAATCGGTTCTGAACAGATTCTGGGATATATACATCGACACCACCCACATTAATGGACTGTGTAAATTTAGTCATAGTTGTTGGTACATCCTTAAACGCTTTAGCCCATTCTTGCTTCTTCTTAAAAGCCTCAATAGCATCTTTTGCTGCTTGTCCGGATTTACCATTACCGACAACGCTTGATGGTACCTTAGAGTATACATCTAATGCTGCAGAAGCGGCTTTACCAACAAAAGCAAGTCGAGCTTGTTTCTTTTTCTGTAGAGCTTCTCTCCGAGCTTTCTCGGGAGCCTCTACTAGTTCTTTAAACTTCCTTTCTGCTTCTAAGCGAGCGATCTTAGACTTTAGAGCCTTGGTTGACATATTATCACGGCTGCGATACATATCAAGAAATTCTGCTTCTCGCATACGCTCATCTACAGATTTGCGAAGTTTCTTAGGGATTTTGACATTTTTAGGATCGGTATTCTTGTCGCGTCTAAAGCGACCGCCAGAACCAGTACGTCTCCTCCCGAAAATATTCATACCCCACTTCATACCCTTACGCCCGGAATGGTGGAGTTCATTAGATGTCAAGTTTGACAAGTTCTACCTCCCATCTAGCACGAGTGAGATTCTCATCCCGAGCCTCTTTTAATGCGGTAAGAACGGATGCTTGCGGTGGGTCATAGGATATGAGAGCCGAGATACAAACATAATTCTTAGCAAAGGTATTATTTCTAAGGCGTTCCTTAATCCCTTCAGCCAAATCCATATGGCCGTAGAAGAACTCTGCCCAAGTTAGATTAGGCTCGGCGATAACACTAACATTATGGCCAATCCCATTCTGAACAAGAACACCAAGTGCCGCGTCAATTGCCACACCCAGTTGAGTCTTAACTACATGATTTGAATTCGGTTCGGAATCATGTAACACCCCGACGAAGTTGAGTACGTCTTCATAGATAGTAGTCATAAACTTCATCCTTACCACAATTTTGTGTCACCCGGTTTACGTTCTATCCACGTTTGATACTCCTTTTGATCGTAGTGGATACGCTTATGGGTGCTGTCAGAGACCGTAATCAGTCCGTCAGGATCGAAGCAATTCTCGGTCAAGTTTTCTATATCCTCCTTGGTTAGCGGATTCATATGATGAACCGTAATTGGCCCTTCTACAAATAACTTCCGAACACCAAGATCTTGAGCTAGGTCTCTGCGTATAATCGCTGCACGACATTGCTGCCATGCGTGAGACTTGTAGAACCGATTGGATATTTCTCTCGGAGCCTCATGATGTACGCCATGAAGTCTTAGATAATTTAGCCGCTCAGTATAGGACTCAAGTTTGGACATTTCTGTATAGGTGAGTCTATTGCTCATAGAATTCACCCTCAATGACTTCTGCCGGCTTACCAGAATATCCTTGGAATGCCTTGTATGCTTGTTTGAAGTCAAGCTCTGATTCCTGGTCGCTACGAATCAAATCGATACGTGCTTGTAGTAACTCCGCTTGTAATTCCAACTGCTTACGTTCAAGGCGAGCCTTAGGACTAGCTTGGTTTAGCCAGTAGACAATCTCAGAGGCCGATGCTGTTCCTTCCTGAAGACGCTTTTCCGATAGACCCATAGCGAGTTCCATCATTTGCAATTCACGCTGTTCAGGCGAACGTGCAGGTCTGTAGGCTCTCTGGTTATCGAATTCAGCTACTTCATTCGTCATAGTTATTCAGCCTCTCCTTTCTTCCGTGGTTTGACCGTGTCGGGTTCAACGATATAAGGTTGGTTCATAACAAACCCTTCATCAGTTTGAAGCCATTCGTCACCAACATTCACGACAACTAGACGTTCCTCACGCTTAGCTAATCGTACAACATTGTCCTCTGCTTGATCAGGGGTTGAACGAATGAATACCCCGGCAGGTGCTACAACTTTATAGGTAGTTTTTGCTGCTGCCACGATAGTTCTCCTCTCTTTCTTTATCATTAGAACCCTTTTTCATAAGTTTTGGACTCCAATAGACCGACTTTAGGCGAGTTTTCAGAACACTCATCAGTCCTGTCTAACAAGTCTTCAAAGCGCAATTGTGAAAGGAGCCAAAGTCAACCGCACTTTTATACCCAATCCTAGAATCAGCCTATTGGAATCCAAAACCATTTTGAAAAAAATCGCAACGGGGGAATTTTTGAT